ACAGGCGATCGGGGCGCGGCCTCCGCCACAGGCAATCAGGGCGCGGCCTCCGCCACAGGCGATCGGGGCGCGGCCTCCGCCACGGGCTATCAGGGCGCGGCCTCCGCCACAGGCAAAGCCGGTGTTGCTCTTGCAGCCGGATATGAGTGTAAAGCAATGGGTGCTCTTGGCTGCGCGATCTGCTGCGTCGAGCGAGGCGAATGGGACGGAGAGACGTATCCGATTGTTGCCGTCAAGGCTGCAATCGTTGACGGCGAGAAGATCAAGGCCGATACATGGTACTGCCTGAAAAACGGCGAATTTGTGGAGGTAGAGTAAATGCTTGATACAATCTCCACTGTGAAGATGAGCCGCAAAGAATGGCTGAAGGAACGCAGAAAGTCCATTGGCGGGAGTGACGCGGCGGCTGTTATCGGAATGAGCCGCTTTGCAAGCCCGTACACGGTATGGATGGATAAGACTGGGCGTCTCCCGGAAAAGGAAGACACAGAGGCTATGCGGGTCGGCAGAGATCTCGAGGAGTATGTTGCGAAGCGTTTTGAGGAAGCGTCCGGGAAAAAGGTGCGGCGCTGCAACTACATCATTCGGAACCCCGCGTATCCGTGGGCGCACGCAGACATTGACAGGCGAATTTCCAGCGAAAATGCAGGGCTGGAATGCAAGACAACCTCGACGCTTGACATTCGGCAGTTCAACGGCGTGGAGTTCCCGGAACGCTACTATGCACAGTGTGTGCATTATCTTGCCGTCACCGGCCTTGACCGTTGGTATTTGGCGGTTCTCGTCTTCGGGCGCGGATTCTTTACATACACGCTCGAGCGCGATGAGGCGGAAATCTCCGCGCTGATGGAGGCGGAGAAACTTTTTTGGCGGTGCGTCGAAGAAGACACCCCGCCTGCACCAGACGGTTCGGAGGCGACGACGGACGCGATCAGCACGGTTTATGCCGACAGCAGCGGCGAACAGCTTGATTTGTTCGGACGCGAACAGCTGCTGTCTGAGTATATGCAGATCAAACGTCAGGCGGCGGCACTGGCGGAGCGCAGCCGCGAGATTGAAAACACGATCAAGCTCGACATGGGCACGGCAGAGCGGGCCGCCTGCAACGGCTACAACGTCTCTTGGAAGCAGCAAAACCGGCAGACGTTTCAGCCCAAAGCCTTTAAAGAGGCATACCCGGATATCGATTTGGCACCGTTTTATAAAACGGTGCAGGCCCGGCCATTCAAAATTACAGAAATGAAACAGGAGGAAGAATCATGAACAAAATCCAGCAGGCAACCGCGCAGACGGCTATGAAGGCACAGAGCGGCGGAAATCCGACAATGCAGCAGTATATTAAGCAGATGGAGGGTGAGATCAAGAAAGCGCTTCCCTCCGTTATGACGCCGGAACGGTTCACGCGGATCACGCTTTCCGCGCTTTCCACGAATCCGAAACTGGCACAGTGTACGCCGCAATCTTTCCTCGGCGCGATGATGACCGCCGCGCAGCTTGGCTTGGAGCCGAACACGCCGCTTGGGCAGGCATATTTGATTCCTTATTGGAACGGCAAGCAGAACCGCCTTGAATGTCAGTTCCAGCTTGGGTACAAAGGCATGATCGACCTTGCATACCGCTCCGGCGAGATCCAGACGATCCAGGCGCAAGTCGGACACGCGAACGATACGCTGATTGCCGAGTATGGCACAGAATGCAGCCTGAAATTTATCCCGAAGCTGAACGGAGATCGCGGCGACCCGGTGAACGTCTGGGCGATGTTCAAGACAAAGGACGGCGGCTACGGCTTCGAGATCATGACGCTGGACGATGTTCGCGCCCATGCGCAGAAGTACAGCAAGGCATACGGTTCCGGCCCGTGGCAGACCAACTTCGAAGAGATGGCAAAGAAGACCGTTCTGAAAAAGGTTCTGAAATATGCCCCGATGAAGTCCGAATTTGTTCGGCAGATCGCACAGGACAGCACGGTCAAGACGGAGATCAGCGACGATATGTTCAGCGTTCCCACTGTTGTCGCAGATGCGGAAATGGTTGACGATATGCCGGTCGATCAGGCAACCGGCGAGGTCATGGAGGGCGCTGCAAATGCTGAATAAGATCGTCCTGATGGGCCGCCTGACCCGTGACCCGGAGCTTCGGCAGACGCAAAGCGGAAATTCTGTTGCATCCTTCACGCTTGCCTGCGACCGCGATTTCGCGGCGCAGGGCGCGGAGAAGGAAACGGATTTTATTGATGTTGTCGCATGGCGGAATACAGCTGAGTTTGTCAGCAAGTATTTCTCCAAGGGCCGCATGGCCGTCGTGTCTGGCCGTTTGCAGATCCGCAACTGGGAAGACAAGGACGGAAACAAGCGCAAAACGGCAGAGATCGTCGCAGAAAGCGTATATTTCGGCGACAGCAAGCGGGACGGGCAGAATGCTTCTACCGCTGCACCGGCCTCTTCGGAGTTCAAGCCGCTGCCGAGCACAACGCCGGTTCCGTTCTCTTCGCCGGATATGCCGCAGATGGAGATCGGCGACGACGACCTGCCGTTCTGAGGGCTGACGGATGGGAGATAAAAAGGAATACGTCAAGCTGTGGCTGAGTTACAGGAGCTATTTCGAGGCGTACAGTGCCGCTGAGGTGGGGCGCTTGGTGCTGGCCGCGATGGATTATCGCGAGTCGGGAGCAGAGCCAGAGTTCAGCGGGAGTGAACGTTTCATTTGGCCTGCGATTCGACGGGACATTGACGAATCCGTAGCGGCGCAAAAAGCCATCTCCGCGTCCAGAAGCGAGGCAGGAAAGCAGGGCGGCCGGCCTGAATCCGAAAAAGCAAATGCTTTTGACGAAAGCAACGAAAAGCAAAAAAAGCAAATGCTTTCCGATGAAAGCAAAAAAAGCTATGGACAAAGGAAAAGGACAAAGGACAAGGACAAGGACAGTATTCTTTCCCCCCTACCCCCCACGCTGCGCGAAGCAGTTGAAAAATGGGTGGCGTACAAGGGCGAACGACGGGAGGAGTATAAGCCTGTTGGCCTGCAAAGCCTTGTCACACAGATCACGAAAGCCGCAGAGGAATATGGCGAGGCTGCAATGATCGACGTGATAACCCGCTCTATGGCCGCAAATTACAAGGGGATCGTGTTTGACTGGCTGAAAGAGGCCAGCACACGCCCTGCGGCGCTTGGCCGCGCTGCAAAGCCCGGCTACGGCGTGCAGGGGCACCATGACGAACTGAATCCGTTAGAGCGTGCAGCTGTGGACAGGGTGATGGGGCCGGTGTCAAAGGGCGCTGCCCGATTGCAGCAAGGCGTGCAGCGCCACGGGGACGAACTTGATGCGTTCCAGCTGGAGGCGGTCGAGCGAATGCTTGCGGAAAACAAGGGGGACAAGACATGAGATTTGTCTGCGACTGCTGCAACGATCTGACGAACATCGAGGCCGACCGGATGGAGATCCAGGGCGAAAAGCTGATGGTGTACAGCCGCGGCGCCATGCTGGAATGGGCGTGGTGCCAGCACGTTGGGAAACAGACCTGTTTCGACCTGGTGGCGTTTGGAGGTGCAAAAGCGGAATGAAATGGCATATTGCAAGTGTCAGCTGGGGCAAGGACAGCCTGGCCATGCTCCTAATGCTGATTGCCAAGGGCTACCCGCTGAATGAGGTGGTTTTCTACGATACTGGAATGGAGTTTGAGGCGATTTACCACACACGGGATCAAATGTTACCCCGCCTGGAGCAGCTGGGGATCAAGTACACCAGACTGGAGCCGGAAAACCCGTTCCTGTTTGATATGCTGGAAAGGCCGGTTTGCAGTAAGCAGAAAGGCACACACCAAGGTTATGGCTGGTGTGGCGGCCTCTGCCGCTGGGGAACCACGGGGAAGCTGAAAGCCATAGACAGGTACGCGGAGGCGCGGGACGCTATGGTTTACGTTGGCATAGCTGCCGACGAAACACCGCGCCTGGAAAAAGAACGGAAGCCGTATAAGCTGCACCAGCTGGCGGAGTGGGGTGTGACGGAAGCCGACGCCCTGGCATATTGCTATGAAAACGGGTTTTCGTGGCTGGAGGGCACGATCCGCCTTTATGCCGTGCTGGACCGTGTTTCGTGCTGGTGCTGCTGCAACAAGAACCTGCGGGAACTGCGGAATATGTGTATTTACCTGCCGGAATACTGGGAGCGCCTGAAAGACCTGCAACGGAAAATAGACAGGCCAATGAAAGGCTATTACAAAGGCAAGCCGCGCGGCGTGTTTGAACTGGAACAACGGTTCCGCGCAGAATTGGAACAGGAGGCACAGCATGAGTAAAGCTGTTTTGATCAGCATTCGCACAGAGTGGTGTGAGAAGATCGTCAACGGGCGGAAGACCATTGAGGTGCGCAAGACGCGCCCGAAGATGGATACGCCGTTTAAGTGCTACATCTACTGCACGCAGAGCGCTGATATGCTTTGGATTTTGAAGGAAAGGGAACGGTATCTCCATCCTGATAAAATAGCGGATGTTTTCAAGGCTGCTAAATGCGGCGGAGCATATCGGGGGAATGGCAAGATCATCGGCGAGTTTGTATGCGACGACATTTTTGAAAGGATCGTCAGAGTAGGAGCAATCTGTGAACCGCCGAAATATTGCATCTGCGATTGGAACATGGACTGCACACCACTTGATACGCTTCTTGCGGATGCCTGCCTGACAAAAGACGAACTGGAGAAGTATCTGGACGGCGGCGTCGGCTACGGCTGGCACATTTCCAACCTCAGAATTTACGATACTCCGCGCGAACTGCGGGAATTTTACGCTGTGCCAAATGAGGTAGAGGTAGCGCTCAAGGCAAAAACCAAGCCCATCACCCGCCCGCCGCAGAGCTGGCGGTATGTGGAGGAAGAACTATGGAAAGATTGACAAGGCCCAATATCAACGTAGACCCGGATACCGACCGATTTCTGCACGCCGCGATCGGCGGCAAGGAAATCGACTGGAAGCAGAGCCGGGACAACACGCTCAACGTGCTGATCAACGGCCAGACGAGCAACGGCTTTGGCAAGGATATTTTCCGCAAGATGGCCCGCGATCTGTACGGACGGCTGAAAGCCTACGAGGACACGGGAATGTACCCGGAAAGCGTAGAGGCACTCAAACTGTCCATGATGGGCAAGGCAATTTCGGAGGTCACGGAATTCGATGGTTTGCCGATTGACCGCCTCCGCGAGTTTGCCGAGGCCGACAGAGACGGGCGCGTCCTGATTCTGCCGTGCAAGCTGGGTACAAAAGTCTATCGAATCCGCTACGAAATCGCTGATTACCCGGACGAACCGGATCTGGAAATTGCAGACACATGGTTTACGCCGGAATATCGTGATGACATCGGTAAAACCGTATTTTTGACCCGCGCTGAAGCCGAGCGGGCTTTGAAGGAAATGGAGTAGCAGATGAAGAACAGATTGACGGTCAAACACGGGATGCTGTCCGACCTCAGAGCATACTTGAAGCAAAGTGGCTGGAAACTCGAAGAACCTGTCGGCGAGTACGAGGTTCTGAGGGCACGAAATCCGAATTATCCGCGACCACTTCTGGTTCACAACCGGGCAGAACGCGGCGTTGGGTACAGCATCGACGGGCGCGATGCGAAGATTTACAGTGGATGGAAACGGAACCGCCGCAAGCGTGGCTTCGACCCAGACTGGCCTACGCAGGAAGAACGGACACGGTATTTTGAAGGAGTGGACGGAGTATGAGTTTCAGTAAGAAAAAGCGGGAAGCGGTCTATGCGAAGTATGACGGCCACTGTGCCTATTGTGGACGGGCTATCGAAATCAAGGATATGCAAGTCGATCATTTCAAGCCGCAACGTGCATGGAACGCCGAAGACGCAGGGACGGACGATATTTCCAACCTTATGCCGTCATGCCGAATGTGCAACCACTACAAGCGGGCAAATTCTCTGGAAACGTTCCGGCGCTATATCGCGGAAATTCCCAGAAAGCTCCGAGAAAACTACATCTACAAAGTAGGGGTCGTTTATGGGAATGTCATTGAGCAAGAGAAACCGATCACGTTTTACTTTGAGATGGAGGACAAGGCATGAGCGACCCGGGAGTAATCCGTGGGACGATTAACGGACAGGAAAAGTATTGCAGAATCCCAATCCGTAGCCGCCTGTATGAATCCGTGATGGAAGATAATACGACGGAGCTTTCCTCGGAGGCGATTCTCGCCATGCCACATGACAAGGCGGCTGCGGTGATTGATGCAATTATGGCGGACTGGCTCTACTGGCTCAAGAGAGCCGGGGAGCTGTGGGTGCTGACGCACAATTCCGCCGAGGAAACGGAGGGCAAGAAGGATGGCTGAACTGAAACCGTGCCCGTTCTGCGGCGGTGACGTAGAAGAAACAGGCGGTTCGTGTAATTTCGGGAAAAAGATTATGACGCTCAATGTAAAGTGCAGGAAATGCGGGACATCCGTTGCCCTGAAAACAGCATGGAACACGAACGCATACATTGAAGCGGTTGAGGCATGGAACCGGAGGGTAAATGATGGCTAAGTTTATCTCAAAATCGCAGATGGAAGAGCTGGAAGATGCCTGCACGTTTGGAATTGAGGGGGCGAATAAACTGCTTAAGAAATACGCCGGAATCCAAGCCAGAGCATACACGGCGTACAACTACTACGACGAAAATGACAATTTCCTCGCGAACAGCGATGAAGCGGACATTTACGGGTTGCTTGAAATGGCAGGCGTGGAGGTGCGGCATGGCGGGTGATTATATCAGCCGCGAAGCGGCACTTATGAAACCAATGCAGGACGGGTGCAGCGCAAAAAACTTGCAATCCATCTCAGATATGCCCGCCGCCGACGTTGCGGAGGTGGTGCGGTGCAAGGACTGCAAGCATCTTGTTAACGCGACGATTAACGCTAACGGGTTTCTCATCTGCGACATCAGCGATATGGAGATTGCACCGGACGATTTTTGCAGTAGAGGAGTGACCGAATGAGCGGCCTGCGGTTTGCTCGTGGGAGCGCGAAAGGAGGAAAACTGATGCAAGATTGCTGCTTGACTTGCAAGAATCTGGAATACAGAAATAACTACGTTTATCCGTATCGGTGCTTGAAGCACAAAGCAGAACGGTTCTCGGAGAAGGAATTTGAACGGATGTACTTTTCCGGAGAGGAATGCAAAGACTTTGAACAAAGGAGGTGGCCTGATGGGCACAATTCTTGCGATTGATCCCGGCAATACGCAATCCGGCTATGTGGTGGTCGAGCACGACGGCGAAGAAATTCGCCGCGTTCTGGAGGCCGGGAAGATCGAGAACAACGTGCTGCTGCCGCTGATCGCGCAGAAGCTTTACGGGAACGGCTATGACGTTGCAATCGAGATGATCGCGGGCATGGGCATGACGGTAGGCCAAGAGGTTTTCGATACCTGCGTCTGGATCGGGCGGTTCTGGGAAATCGCGTTGAGGTCGGGCGGATATGAGCCGAAGAGGATCTACCGCCGGGAAGAAAAGCTGAATCTGTGCGGCTGCCTGAGCGCGAAGGATAAGAACATTCGGCAGGCCCTGATAGATCGATACGGCGTTGTCGGCACGAAAAAAGATCCCGGATTCTTCTATGTGAACGGCACGAAGTTTGCAAAAGATATGTGGGCGGCGATGGCTGTCGCCGTGACATATTTTGACAAGTACATCAAGGGGGTAAAGCTTTGAACAAGACGCAGCGAAAGCCGCCAAGACCGCCGATGCAGCTGACGTGCGATGCCTGCGGGAAAACGTTTATGCGCGCACCATCAAAATACAAGGCAAAATGCAATTTTTGCAGCGAGGCGTGCGCCTGGACGGCACATAGGGACGCCGTGATGGGCCGGGCGGAGCGCGTGCGGATCCTGATTACACGATCAATCCCGGTATACCCGGAAATGCGGCCCGTTCGCGGGCGGATATATCCTGCCGAGAAATACAAATACAGGACAAACCGGACGGGCTATGTCGTAGAGGTCAACGGCAAGCGGATATGTGTGAGGTTGGACGAATGCAGGGAAATCTAGGGCTCACACCGGTGCAGGCTCCGTGCAAAGGCTGTGCGGACAGGCACACCGGCTGTCACACGGACTGCACCCGATACATAGCATTCCGCCGGGAGGCGGACAGATACAAGCAGGAGCAATCAAAGGACGCGGCGAGATATGCAACAACAAGGGGCTGTATGCGGACGCTGCACGATGCGAACCGCGCAAAGCGCGAAGGGAGGCAACATTACTGATGAGCACGCCGCGATACGGCTGGTGGGCCTATGCAAAATGGATGATCCGCAGCTATAAGGGCGGCGGGCTGATGACGAAGGCCGAGCGCGCTGCCGTTGCGGATGCAATCGCAGAGACGGAACAGCTCGTTGACGGCGCGGAGCGACTCCGGCTCATAGATTTGGTTCTTTGGAAGCGGACGCATACCCTGCAGGGCGCTGCGATGGCGGTTTATGTGTCCGAACGCACTGCGCAGGAGTGGCACAGGCAATTTATTCGCCTTGTGGGGCAAAAAAGAGGGCTTTTATGAAAAAGTCTGCGTCCCAGAGCCAAATTTAACATTTACTATAAGGGCGTAGAGATCAACTCTACGCCCTTCTTCATCGGCACCGCAGCGTTCTGCGGAAACCTCCTCCTCCTGTTCTCGTGTTCTCCGGTGTGAATAAATATATTTATTCACACACGGAGACACGAGAACGAAAGAATGAGGTGACTGACCGGTGATCGGGCATGATGGGGAGGACAACATGGAGGTAAAAAACAGAAAGCTTTCCAGCATTACTGCATACGGGAAAAATGCAAAGAAGCATGACAAGACGCAAATCAACAACGTTGCGGAGAGCATCAAGCAGTATGGTTTTGTGCAGCCGATTGTGATTGACCGTGACGGTGTAATTGTAATCGGCCACTGCCGCGCTCTGGCGGCAAAGAAGCTGGGCATGGAAGAAGTGCCCTGTGTCTGCGTGGACGATCTGACATCGGAGCAGGTGAACGCCCTGCGGTTGGTGGATAACAAGAGCAACGAGAGCGACTGGGACTTTGACCTCCTGGCTGATGAGCTGCCCGGTCTCGACCTGTCGGCGTTTGACTTTGAATGGGGCCTGCGTGACGAATTGAACGATTCCGTTGTCGAGGATGATTATGAACCTGTCATTCCGGCGGAGCCGAAGAGCAAGCTGGGTGATGTGTACCAGCTTGGAGACCATCGCTTGATGTGCGGAGACAGTACATCTCTGACTGATGTACAAAAGCTTGTGGGGGGGGGCACAAATCGATCTTCTTCTCACCGATCCTCCGTACAATGTGGACTATCAGGGCACCGCCGGTAAAATCAAGAACGACAACATGGAAGACACGGCGTTTAGGAGATTCCTGACCGATGCGTTTTCTAACGCGGCGATGGTGATGAAGCCTGGTGCACCGTTTTATATCTGGCACGCAGACAGTGAAGGGTATAACTTTCGTGGTGCGTGTAAAGATTCGATGCTGCGCGTCCGGCAGTGCCTGATTTGGGTGAAGAATTCCCTCGTAATGGGGAGACAGGATTTCCAGTGGAAACATGAGCCTTGCCTGTATGGTGAGAGCGAGATTGAAGAGGACGCGCATGAGCCTTGCCTTTACGGATGGACGGAAGGGAAGAAGCATTATTTCTTCAAGAACCGCAGACAGACAACTGTGCTGAATTTCGATAAGCCTGTCAAATCTGCTGAGCATCCAACCATGAAGCCGATTAAGTTGTTTGACTACCAGATGCAGTGTTCCAGCAAGCTGGGAGAGAATGTGCTCGACCTGTTTGCTGGCTCCGGCACAACGATCATGGCAGCGGAGCAGAACGGAAGACACGCGTACTGCATGGAGGTTGACCCAAAGTATGCCGATGTCATTGTTGACCGTTGGGAGAAGTTTACGGGGAAGAAAGCGGTGTTGCTGAATGACGATTGAAGAAGCACGGGCGATTATAGCCAAAACCAGCAGCCCGTATTTGAAGCGGGACATGGAGAAGTTTATCAAACGCCAGCAGAGAAAGGAGGGCGCGTATGGCAAGGCCAAGAAAGGAAATAGATCAAAAACAGTTTGAGAACTTATGCGGCCTGCAATGCACGCTTGAGGAAATCTGCGGTTGGTTTGGTGTGACTGATAAAACACTGGATAGTTGGTGTAAACGCACCTATCATGCCAGTTTTTCCGAGGTATTTAAGCAAAAGCGAGGAGCGGGGAAAATTTCACTGCGCCGGAGCCAGTGGCGGCTTGCGGAAAAGAACGCGAGCATGGCTATTTGGCTCGGGAAGCAATACTTAGAGCAGCGTGATGAGCCAGAAGAATCGATTGACGTGGAGGATACGGACGCTTATCTGAAAGAAGCGGGTATCGAATGAAAAGTTCGACAATCCACCCAGCGTTCGGGGATAAGCATAAGGAATATATTAGAAATGCAACGCGCTGCATTATTTCTGTTGCAGAAGGTGCTGTTCGAGCGGGAAAAACCATCGACAATATAGCCGCCTTTGCAACGATGATAAACAAAGGCACGCCTGATAGAATCCATTTGGCGACCGGCTCCACAGCGGCGAACGCTAAGCTGAACATTGGAGACGCGAACGGATTCGGGCTTGAATATCTATTTCGCGGTCGGTGCAGATGGACGAAGTATAAGGGAAACGAGGCTCTTGTAATTAAATCCTGTGGGCGGGATTATGTAGTTATTTTTGCGGGCGGAGCGAAAGCGGACAGCTTTAAAAAAATACGCGGCAACTCCTACGGGATGTGGATTGCGACCGAGATCAACCTGCACCATGAGGACACGATAAAAGAGGCGTTCAACCGACAGCTTGCCGCAAGGCTGCGCCGTGTGTTCTGGGATTTAAACCCGTCCTCGCCTGGGCACTGGATCTATCAAAACTACATCGATAGATTCCCGGAACGGCTCGGCGGGCAGTACAACTACCAGCATTTCACCATCCGCGACAACGCAACAATTACGGATGCGCGGCTTGCGGAGATTGAAAGCCAGTATGACGTAAACAGTATCTGGTACAGGAGAGATATCCTTGGCGCACGGTGTATAGCCGAAGGCCTCGTATACCCGATGTTCGACCGCGAACGCAACGTCGCAAGTGAGCGGGGCGGGCCGGGGCGGTACTGGATCTCATCGGACTACGGCACACAGAACCCTACCGTCTTTACATTGTGGCGGGAATATGGCGGCAGGGCCGTCATGGAGAAGGAATATTACCACAGCGGACGCGAGAGCGGGCGGCAGAAGACCGATGAGGAATATTATCAGGACTTAGAGGCATTCGCGGACGGATACCGCATTGAGCGTGTCGTGCTCGACCCATCGGCAGCGTCCTTTGCCGAGTGCATCCGGCGGCACGGAAAGTTTTCTGTATGGAAAGCAAACAACGCCGTGCTGGACGGCATTCGATTCACGGGGGCCTGCATCAAAAGCGGAATCATCAAATTTCACGAGAGCTGCAAAAATGCGTTTCGAGAATTTGGCCTTTATAGCTGGGACAAGGACGCAGGAGAAGACCGCGTGATAAAAGAAAACGACCATTGCATGGACGCGATTCGCTATTTCTGTATGACCGTTTTGAGGAGAGAAATCAAGAAATGAGCCTTTTGACAAACATTCGAGGGTGGTTCCGGAATATGCTTTTCCCGCAGGCGGTTGCCGAGCGGGAATTCGGCGTATCTCCGGCAGTCAGCCCGAAGATGGAGCAGAATATAAGCCTCTGGTACGCGATGTTTATTGGAAATCCACCCTGGCAGACGTGCGATGTCATTGCTGTCGGGCTTCCGGCGGCGATCTGCCGGGAGATCGCGCGACCGACGCTGGCCGAGCTGACGGCTAACATCACCGGCAGCGCCCGTGCGGATTATCTGAAAGACTGCTTTGAGCGGGCGGAAGAGAATTTTCACAGCGCCTTAGAACTGGGGCTTGCGCTCGGCGGCGTGGCATTTAAGCCGTATATCTACGGTGAGCAGCTGCTGGTCGACGTGACCGGCGCGGCGGCGTTCCAGCCGACGAAATTTGATCCTGCCGGGCGCTGCATCGGAGGCGTCTTCCGGGACAAGCCCGCGAAAGTGGGCGGGAAGTATTATATCCGCCTCGAATCGCACGAGCTGGACGGCACGACCTATACGATCCGCAATAAAGCATATTACAGCGACGCCTCCGGCACGGTCGGCGCGGAAGCACCCCTGAATGCCGTCCCGGAATGGGCGGACATTCAGCCGGAAATCACGATCCAGAATATGAGCGGGCCGCTCTTCGCGTACTTCCGCCCGCCTGCGGCCAACACAACGGACGCAAACAGCCCCTGCGGAATGTCCGTCTACGGAGACGCGGCTACTGTGCAGCTGATCAAGCAGGCCGATGAGCAGTGGGAGCGCCTGCGCTGGGAATATCGCTCCAGCGAGCGCAAAGTCCTGATGGATGGCACGAGTTCGACTGCGGATATGTTCAACAAGCGTATGTTTGAACTGGGACCGTTCTCCCCTAGCGGAGAATTCTTTCAGTACATCGAGCCGCAGATCCGCGACGAAGCAATCTACCGAGGTTTCCAGAATACGCTTCGCCGTATCGAGTTCAACGTCGGATTGGCTTATGGAGATATTTCCGACCCGCAGACCATCGAGAAGACGGCGACGGAGATCCGCAACAGCAAGCAGCGCAAATATGTGCTGATCGACAGCATCCAGACGGCGCTTGAGCACACGTTTGACAGCCTGCTCTATGCGCTCGATACATATGCAACACTCTATAACCTCACGCCTGCCGGGACGTACAACGCCGATTACAGTTGGGGCGATTCCATCCTTGACGACGCTGAGAAGAAGGAACAAGAGCGGGCAAACGACCGGCTTGACCTCGCTGATGGAATTATGAACCACTGGGAATACCGCGCAAAATGGTACGGCGAGGACGAAGCGACTGCAAAGGCAATGCTGCCGAGGGCGCAGGACATGACAGATGCAAATGCCCCGGCTGAGGTCGAATGAGAAAGGTCAAGTATCCGTTCAGTCCGGAGCTGCTCGACGCCCTCCCGGAAGAACTCGCGGAGCTGTTCCGTGCGCTGGAAGATACGCTGCTGGATGAAGTCTGTTCCCGGCTTAAAATTGCCGATCAGCTCAACGAAGTAACGGTTCAGGATATCCGGGCGCTGCGGTCGCACGGCATTGATCTCAAGAAGATCAAAAGGGCCATCCAGAAGACAGCGGACGTCAGCGAAGAAAAACTGAACAAGCTGCTCGACGATGTTGTGGAGCGCAACCGGCGATATTACAACGACCTTATTACGCTGGCCGATGTGACGAAGCCTGACCGGCTGGTAGACGCCTCCGATATCGACGCGATCCGCAGGCAGACGCTCGGAGAATTCCGAAATCTGACGCAATCTTTGGGGTTTTTAGTGGACAATGGCCAGAGAATGCTTCCGCCTGCGCAAGCATATCAGTGGGCCCTAAATTCGTCAACGCTGCAAATTCAGAGCGGGGCGATCAGCTATAATCAGGCGATTGCCAACGCCGTCAAGCAGCTGGCAGAAAGCGGAATCAAAGTCGTAGACTATGAGAGCGGACACACAGATCAAATCGACGTGGCCGCCCGCCGGGCCGTTATGACGGGCGTGGCGCAAATCTGCGACAAGTATTCCGACCAGTCGGCGGAATATCTGGATACCCGGTATTTTGAGATCACAGCCCACTCCGGCGCACGAGACAAGCCCGGCCCGTCCCCGTGGTCGAGCCACAAGGATTGGCAGGGGCGCATTTATTACAAAAGCGAGAACGGGGAGCCTGACCCGCTTGGACAGTACAAAGATTTTGTGGAAACGACAGGCTACGGCTATGTAGACGGCCTGACCGGCGCAAATTGCCGACACTATAAGCACGCCTATATCCCGGGCGTCATGGAGCCAACCTATTCCGAGGAGCAGCTGGAACACATTGATGATGGTCTCGGCTGCGAGTTTGACGGGAAGAAATATACCGCGTACGAAGCGACCCAAATGCAAAGACGGCTCGAACGGTCGATTCGCAAACAGAAGCGTTTGAAAAACGCCTATAAAGCATCCGGGCAAAAGGACAAGGAGACCGCCGCAGCAGCCAAGCTGCGCCGCCTGAACACGAAATACCATGATTTCAGCAAGGCAGCAGGACTGCCAGAGCAGCCGGAGCGGACAAGGGTTCTGTATACAGACGCAAAATCCGAGGCTGCGGCCAGCAAAGCGAAAACGGTTGAGCGGGTGGAACCTCCGACCAACACAGAACCAGCAGAAAGCGCCGGCTTTCAGCCGAGATACACCGACGTAACGGAAAAGTGGCGCGCGGAGGCCACTCCGAACAGCCACACTGTACAGGACTTGCAGGAGTATACTGCAAACGGCGTTACATACAAGGTCGACGGGCATAATGTCGTGCTTGACCACACAGAGCACGAAAAAGAAATTGCCGGACTCCTTGAAAAGGAATTCGGCGGCGAAATTGGGCTAGTTCCGCGTGTCAATAATCCGCAGGGGGTGTCCACACCGGACTATATTTTCCGAGGGGAAGCGTATGACCTGAAAACGCTCGGAGAAAAAGCCGGGGGAAATACGATTTTCAATCGTGTGAAAAAGGCAGCCAAGCAGGGGCAGCGGTTTATTCTGGATGTCACCAAGACCAAGCTTGACGAAAAAACAATAGATGCGCAAATTGAAAAAATATTTGCCAGAAAGGATACTGAGTGGGTTGATGAGATCATTGAAATCCGAAATGGAAAAGTGCAGAGAATCGTAAAAAGAAAATAAAAAAAGAAGCCGACACACCATCTCGCCCTTCTGGGAAGGGGTCGTGGACAGCGACCGGCTCTTATCTATTCTATACCACACTCTCACAAAAAATGCAAGGGGGGAAATTCAAATGGACAACTTCAAAGCGATTTATAAAATGCTGTCTGCGCTGGAACGCGCGATGGATCTTCCGGCGTTCAGCGTGGAGAGCTTCGGCCTGGACTCCATGCAGGTGTCCGGAGAACGTCTCTACAGGTATCTGGAAATGCTTCAGGACGCGGGGCTTATCAAGGGCGCGGAGCTTTATACCGACGTCACGGGCGAAATGCACCTGAGGAATGAGCGCCGGATTCAGATCACGCTGCAGGGGCTTGAATACTTGCAGGAGAACGCGATCATGAAGCGGATCTATAATGCCGCGAAGGGCATTGTAGACCTGATCCCGTGAGGAACGCCGTATGATCGACGAAAAACTGAAAGCCGCCATCGAGCGGGCGCTTGCCGCCGGATTCCGCGTCCAACTGAAACGCATGAAGGATGGGACAGTCAAGGCGCAGATCATCAAGGCGGAAGAGCTGAAAAAATAATACAGATACCGCAGCGCAATCGAGCGCGCGGAATGGCACGATGAGCCAACTACTGAGGTTTTCTTAGTAGTTGGCTCTTTTTGTTTTATCAAATCTTGACCGGCCCGAAGTCGCTAAACTACGGGGCAGCAGCGGACGCGACCCGCGAGAACAAAGCGAAGCTGTGAAGGAGAACCTATGAAGCGAGATTTTTTGGAAGGGCTGGGGCTTGATAAGGATACCGTCGACAAGATCCTCGACGAGAACAGCCGGGACATTGGACGGGAGAAGCAGAAAGCGGATCAGGCCAGAGAAGACCTGAATGCCGCCCGGCAGCAGCTGACCGACCGCGACAAGGATATCGAAGACCTGCGGAAGTCCAGCGGAGACGCTGAGAATTTCCGCAAGCAGCTCGAAGAACTTCAGGGCCGGTACACCAAGGAAACCGAGGATTACAAGGCGCAGCTCGCAAGCCGCGACTACGCCGACGCCATGACCCGCGCGATCACGGCCAAGGGCGTCAAGTTCTCTTCCAAAGCCGCAGAGAAAGCCTACCTTGCAGACCTCAAGGAGAAGCACCTTGAACTGAAAGACGGCGAGCTGACCGGCTTCGACGAGTGGCACAAGGCCCAGCTCGAAGCAGACCCGACCGCGTTCCAGTCCGGCAAGCCTGCGCCCACATTTGTCAAGCCCGTCGGCCAGGGCGGCGCACCGGCGGCAAAGAGCAAGGGCGCAATGTACGCGCAGCAGTTCAACGCGCAGTTTGCGCAGACACCAAACAAGGAGTGATTTGAAAAATGTCTATCGTTGTAAACACAAAAGCAGAAGTCAGGCCGAATTTCCTCGAAAGCGAAGTCGGCCTCGTCCTGAAAACCCGTGAAATCCCCGCGTCGATGGGCGTGCAGGACGGCAAGTACAAGATCGTAAAGGCCGGTACGCCGTTCCCGTCCGACAACTCGAACGCCGTCGGCATCGTGTTTGAGGATATCGATGTGACGGACGGCAATATGCCCGGCTCCGTGATGGTCGCGGGCCGTGTGCTGGCAGACCGCCTGTCGCTGGCCCCCGCAGCAAAGACCGCGCTGTCCGGCAAGGGCTTCACATTTGTTGACGCGCCGGAGATCACGCGCGGCTATACCGTGACCTACGACAAAAACGACGGCAGCGGCACGCCGCCCGTCGACGAGAACGTCTACACAGAGGGCTCCTATGCCGACGTCTCGACCGAATATCCGCTGACCAAGAGCGGCAACACCCAGACCGGCTGGAGCACGTCTAAGGGCGGCGAAGCTGTTTCCAAGGTCGAAATGACCGGCAATGTGACCCTGTACCCCGTGTGGACTACGGCCTAAAGAAGGAGGAAAAACACCATGCCTGACATTCTTGAACTGATTTCCGACGCTGACCGTCTGGATTTCTCGCAGAACATTTCCGTCGCACGCCCGGCGTACCTCGGCGACCGGCTGTTCCCGGACCAGAAGACCGAAAGCCTCAAGGCCGAGTACCTGCGCCTCGCAAACGGCGCACAGATCCCCACGATGGCGACCGTCCACGCCTTTGACACCGAGGCCGAGATCGCCACGCGCCCCGCGCTCGAAAAGACAGAGGTTGAGAAGCTGTTTATCAAGCGCAAGATCAACCAGTCCGAGCGGGTGCAGCTGCTCAACGAAAACGGCGTATATGCCGACAACGCAATCGTGAGCTATGTCTTCGACGATATGCGCCTGATGGCCGATGCGGTCAAGGTCAGAACCGAAGTTGCAAAGATGGAAGTCATCGCGACCGGCAAGATGACCATCAAGGAAAACAATCTCAACATGACCGTCGATTACGGCGTTCCGTCCGCAAACACCGGCTTCAAGATCGACTTCGGCGCAGATGCTGATATCGTCGGCCAGCTTCAGGCCATCGCGGATCAGGCGGCGGCCTCCGGCCACGCCCTGAGCGAAATGGTCGTCAGTACGAAGATCCTGCGCAAACTCGCGTCCAACAAGGGCATTCAGACCCTCGTATACGGTACGGTCGGCGCTGGTACATACGTCACCACCGAGAAGCTGCGCAGCCTCTTTACCGAGCTGTTCGGCTTCGGCCAGATCACGACCAACGACCAGCGCTATAAGGCGCAGGCCGCAAACGGCGCGGAAAAGACGCATCGATTCTTCCCGGAGGACAAGGTTGCGTTCCTGTCCAACGGCACGGCCAATTCCTTCGGCGTTGGCCTGTGGGGCGTGACGCCGGAAGAAAAGGGCTATGGCCCGTACACCGACAAGAGCGCGCAGCAGTATATCACGATCACCCAGTGGGAAACGCCTGACCCGAAGACCACCTGGACAAAGGCAAGCGGCCTGTTTATCCCGGTAGTGCCCGATCCTTACGGCCTGTTCATCGGCGCGGACGTCAGCAAGTAAAATCGAGCCTCCGCGCCTGCATGACGGGCGCGGAGGCTGACCGGAAGGAGGGCGCAGCATGATCTACGCTGATTATGAGTATTACGCGACTGTGTACCGCGGGACGGCGCTGGATGAAGAGCAATTTTGCGGCCTCGCCCGCAAGGCATCGGCTTACGTAGACTACATCACCATGAACCGCGCGCGCTCCGCCGCCGGGGACAAGCTCGAAGCCGTCCAGAACTGCGTCTGTGCGCTGGCCGAGCTGGAGCAGGACGCTGGGAAGCTGGACGGTCTCGTCTACACGACCGACAGGCCCGTATCAAGCGAGACGGTCGGCGGCTGGTCGCGAAGCTTTGGTTCACGAAATCTGTCCCAGGCAGATATACAGCGGACAGAGACGCGCCGCCGTGAGATCGTGCTGGCGTACCTCGGGCCGACCGGATTACTCAAAGCGAGGGGGTATGGGCCGTGTCCATGTTCCCCCACACCGTAACCATCTACAACGTCTCGCAGGAGACAGACCCGGCGACATTCAAGGACGTGGAGAAAACCTACATCACCGTCCTGCGCGGCGTTCTGCTGGAAGCCTCCAAGGCGGCCAACGTCCGCCAGAGCGGGCTTGAGGGCGCGGATGCGGTGAATCTGTACATTCCGTTCTCTACGGTTGCTGTAGACGGCGTGACGGGCGCAGAAAAGCGCTACGTCGGCCCGCAAGAATTCTGGCGTGCAACTGATAAAAGCGGAATCTGGACGCTCTCCACGGACGGCAACGGCGGAACGACATTCTTTATCAAGGGTGAAGTCGTGGAGCCGGACAAGACCGAGCAGGCGCTTGAAATGCTCTATGACGACGTTTACAAGGTCACAAAGGTCGATATGAAGGACTTCGGAAGCCAGGACATGAGACACTTCGAAGTCGGAGGGGCCTAATATGCTGAAATTCAGCGTAAAGGCAGACGGCTTTGATGAATTGCATGAGGCAATCGCGCAGGCGTGTACCAAAGCGGAGCATATTGTCGCGCTTCAGGCAAGAAAGGACACAGCCCCGTATGTGCCATTCTTGACCGGTTCCCTCGACCGCAGAACACAGGTGGAAGGGAATGCGATCATCTATCCCGGCCCATACGCAAGGTTCCTGTACTACGGGAAAGTCATGGTAGACCCGGAGACCGGAAGCACCTACGCGCCGAAAGGCGGGACAAAGGTACTGACCGACAAAAATCTTGTGTTCAACACGTCAGGACACAATCAGGCGCAATCGCATTGGTTCGAGGCGTCAAAGGCTGAAAATCTTGATAAATGGCTTCGTGTAGCGGACAAGGCGGTGAAGAATGGACGCTGAAAAGCAAAAAAGGCTGGTATCTGCGGAGGAAGAACAGGATATCTCCCGAAAGATGATGATCTGGGCAAATTCCTTCTCGGACGACGACATACCGGCCGCAACGATTAATTATGAATTCCTCGCCGCCGACTCGGCGAGTATGGCCCTGTCCACCATTCAGGGCGCGTACATCACACGAAAATTCATCCTCGGAGGGCACGAGGCGGAATATCAATTCAAGATCATCGCCCGCATCAAGCCCGGAAACAGCAACGACAAGCGCCTGAAATGCGACGCCATGCTGAACCGCTTCGGGGATTGGGCCATGCAGAACCCGCCGGATTTGGGCGACGGGATGCGCGTCCGGCGCATGGAAGCTGTCAGCCGCTCGGCCCTGTTCGCCCGGTATGAGGACGGCACAGAGGATCATCAAATTCTAATGAAACTGACATATGAGGTGATTTAACTATGGCAGAAGTTACTTTTAATACCACGGCCGGTCAGACCATCGACCGGGAGCTGCTGATTGCATATCTGAACACCGGCGAGTCCTCAACGCCCGCCTGGGCGCCGTTCGGCACTCGCGTCACAGACTCCAGCATGGAGTATGACTGGCAGGAGGATTCCAGCAAGGATATCCTTGGAACGACCAGAACCACCATGAAGAAACCGATTATCACGCAGAGCTTTGACCCGTGCGACCTTGACGCGGGCGATGCGGCGTTGAAGAAGATCTGGGATCTGGCGGTCAAGCAGCAGAACGCAGCTGCGCTGGCGAATCAGGACGTGCTGATCGTCCATCATTATGCAGGAACGGCCAAGACGGCAGTCTTCGCGGAGCGCTACGACGCGTCTATGGTCAAGCCGTCCAGCCTCGGCGGCGAGGGCGGCGGCTCGGTAGGTATGCCCATCGACGTGACGCTCGGCGGCAAACGCACGACCGGCACGGCGGCGGTTGGCGCCAACGGGGCTATTACCTTCACGCCAGACGCAGCGTAAGGAGGAATCGCAATGCCTGAAATCAAATTTGAAACCGGTATCGTATCGTTCAAGCTGAACGACGCGGCGGAAGTTTCCTTCAACCCGACCGACAGCGCATTTGTCGAACAGATCTTCAACACCTTTGACGAGCTGGACAGGAAGCAGGAGGCGTATAAGGCCGAAGTCGACCACTGCGCGGACAAGAAGGAGATTTTCGCCATTGCCCGCCGCCGCGACGCGGAAATGCGGGACATGATCGACGGCCTGTTTGCCAAGCCTGTCTGCGCAGACCTGTTCGGCACTATGAACGTCTACGCGCTGGCCGACGGCCTGCCAGTATGGTGCAACCTCATGCTGGCCGTGATCGATCAGATCGACACGAGCTTCGCGGCAGAGCAGAAGAAGACCAACCCGAGGATTGCGAAATATACAGATAGATGGAAAACGCGCAGGCCCCCTGTTCGCGAAATATATTGATAGATGGGGAAAGTGATCTATTCCCTGCCGACCTCTGTTGAGGTCGACGGAACAGAATACGCGATCCAATCTGATTACCGCGCAATCCTCGATATCCTCGTAGCCCTGACAGACAGGGAACTGAACGAGCGGGATAAGGCGGAAGCGGCGCTGACCATCTTCTATCCCGACTTCGAAGAAATGCCCGTCAGCGACTATCAGGAAGCCCTGAACCAGTGCTTCCGCTTCATCGACCACGGGCAGGAGAATCGAGAGAAGAGAAAGCAGCCAGAGATCATGTCATGGGCGCAGGACTTTGATCTCTATATTGCGCCTATCAACCGAATCGCGGGCTGCGAGGTCAGGGCGCTGGAATACCTGCATTGGTATTCGTTTCTATCGTACTATCAAGAAATCGGAGATTGCCTGTATGCACAGGTGGTTTCTATCCGCGATAAAAAGGCCAGAGGGAAGAGCCTCGACAAACAGGAGAGGGATTTCTACCGGCGCAACCGGGATATCGTCGATCTGAAGACAACATACTCGGAGGCCGAAGCCGACCTGCTTGCCGTATGGGGAGTCGGGACAAAAAACAGCCGCCCCGGTTAAGGGGCGGCAGCAGGAAAAACTTATTTTTTATACTCGAAAACGATTTCGCTACCCCAGAAGCTTGGAGAGAATCGAATCTCGATCTCACTCCAATCCTGCGGCGCTTCATATCCGACGACACCTTTCATTTTCTTCCCGGCGGCAATCGTGCCGTCAAGCTGCGGCTCGTCGGAACTCATCATCGCGGTGAGGCTGAGGCTGGTTGTATAGCCATCAATGTAGCTTTCGAATGAAAGCATGGTGCTGGACGCAATATCGTGGGATGAATTGTTTTCGATCTCGAATTCGCACAGAACAAAGACCTTTCCATCATCCGGCGAGACGTAATTTTGGCCGGAATTCTCGGTAACACTGAGCAACGTGACCGCCACGCCGTCTAGAACGACCTGATCCCCAACGCCAAATGTTTCAGGCCCGGAATCGGATTGCTGCGGCGGCTGCTGCGAAGAAGAAACTGAGGTTCCGACCTTTTTCGGCTTGGAGGACGATCCGCAGGAAGCAAAGGCCGCGCCAATAAAGACGAAAAGACAGAGGAATACGATTAAAGCCGTCAGGCAGCCGCTGGGGCGTTTCGCCTGCTTTTTGGTTTTTAGCCCGCCAACAACGTCAACGCGGTTCGAGGCGTTAATCTTGATGGTAAAAAACGCATTCTGTTGCCCTTCGGCAATGGTAAAGGATATGGTTTTATCCAGACGGCGATACCGGTAAAAAGAAAGTTCGTGCTGGCCCGGAGCGGCCACAGCTCGAAGTTCTTCACCGTTTTTCAGCGTGCCGACATCACAGCCATCCAATGCAACGCCGACGGTCAGGCCAGAACCGTAAAAAGAATTGTCCCGGCTGATTTGGATAATGCAATCACTCATATTTCTTCCCTCCTTACTTGGAAGATAACACAAATAATAACAAAAATCAACCGAAAAGGTGGTGAAAATATGGCGGATGGAAAAATTGTGATCGCCGTCGACGCGGACGCGAAAAAGGCACAGAAGGAGCTTGATACGCTGTCTGCGAAAATCGACAAGATGGAAGCCAAGCTAAACGAGGATACCGGAACGCAGAACGGGCTTAAAAAGGAGCTGGACGCTGCGCTTCAGTCCGCAAAGCAGACGGAAGACGCGCTGAAATCGCTCCGCTCGGAGGCTGACCGCCTAAAGGGCATCACGTCCGGAAACACTTCGGCTAATCCAGCTGAGTACATAGACGCTTATTCTCGACAGGCGGAGGTTGCTGCGCAGATCAAAGAGCAGGAACAGCTGCTGGTGCAGCAAAACAAAACGGCGGAAAAGCTCGGGAGTCAATATGCAAAGATCACCGACAAGGTGATAACCCAGACCGATGCGCTTGACGCTGCAAAGACCAAAGCCGGTGAGCTGGTGCAGCAGATCACGAACGCCAGCGGAGCCTCGGCTAAAATGGCGGAGGTATCGGCGAGCGTCGAAAAGAGCATGAACAAATTCGGAAGAAGATTAAGCGGGGTACTAAGGAGCGCGCTGATCTTTACCGTCCTGTCCCGCGGCCTTTCCCAGCTGCGCAGCTGGCTTAGCGAGACGATCAAGAAAAGCGACGAAGCGCGCGCGGCAGTTGCCAGGCTGAAGGGCGCTCTGCTCACGCTTGCGCAGCCAATCATGAAGGTGGTTATTCCTGCTTTTATCCTTCTTGTGAACGTGCTGACTCGAATTGTAAACGCGCTTGCAACACTGGTTTCTAAGCTGTTCGGAACGTCTTTCCCGAAATCTGCGGCGGAAGCCGCTGCGGCATATGGAGACGAGGCGGAAGCAATCTCCGATGTGGGAGACGCAGCAAAAAAAGCAGGGAAAAGCATGGCGTCGTTTGACGAAATCAACCAGCTTTCGAATGATTCCGGAAGCAGCGGCGGCGCAGGAGCGGGTGGCGGAATCGGATCCGATACAATAGCACCCGATTTCAGCGCCATGATAAAGGATCAGCTGACATCAATTACAGAATTGTTTGTGGGCGCGGCATTGCTTGCGCTTGGCGCAATTCTCACGTTCAGCGGCGCGAACATCCCGCTTGGAATAGCGCTTATGGCAGTTGGCGCGCTGGCGGTGTGGGACGCGGTAAGCAATCACTGGGGAGAAATCGCTGGAATCCTGCAAGGGCAAGTCGGACTTATCACGGCGATTGTAAGTACTGCCTTGCTTGCAATCGGCGCGATCCTTGTCTTTTCTGGCGCAAACATTCCGCTTGGCCTCGGACTGATGATCGCCGGTGCGGTCGGCCTTGCGGCCACTGTGGCGGCAAACTGGGGCTCAATTACAGAAGCGCTGCAAGGGCCCATCGGAATCATTACGGCAATCGTAAGCGGGGCGCTGCTTGTTGTCGGCGCGATCTTAGCGTTCAGCGGCGCAAACATTCCTATCGGCATTGGGCTGATGGCGGCCGGGGCGGTCGGTCTCGCTGCGGTAGCGGCTGTTAACTGGGACACGATCACGGCGGCCCTGCGGGGCCCTGTCGGAAATATTGTAGCGATCGTGGGCGCGGCATTGCTTGCGCTTGGCGCAATTCTCGCATTCAGCGGTGCGAATCTGCCGCTCGGTATCGGGCTGATGGTTGCAGGAGCGGCAGGGCTTGCAGCAACAGCAACTATCAACTGGGATACGATCAAAACAAAACTGCAAGGGCCGATAGGGAAGGTCACCGCGATTGTCAGTGCGGCGCTGCTTGCGGTCGGTGCGATCCTTGCATTTACAGGCGCAAGCCTTCCGCTTGGAATCGGGCTGATGGCTGCGGGCGCAATCGGACTTGCAGCAACGGCGGCTGTCAACTGGAATACGATTCAGGAAAAAATGAAAGGGCCGCTTGGCAAAATTACTGCAATCGTTGGCGGCGCGCTCCTTGCGCTTGGCGCGGTTCTCCTGTTCACAGGTGCAGGAATTCCGCTCGGGCTTGGACTTCTCGCAGCGGGCGGCGTAAGCCTGGCTGCGGCTATTGCGCCGAACTGGGATTTTATTGTCAGCAAGGTAAAAGATTGCTGGGGCAAAATCAAAGATTTCTGGAAGAAGAACATTGCGCCTGTATTCACAGGCGAATGGTGGGCCAATCTTGCGAAAAACGCCATGAACGGCCTGATTGCCGAAATCGAGAGTGGGATCAATCGCGCGCTTGGCGGTTTGGGCGGCCTTGTGAACGGGGCGATTAGGCTGCTGAACAAGGTTCCGGGCGTAGACATTGGGAATGTAAGCTGGGGAAATGTCCAACTCCCCCGCCTAGCCTCCGGCGCGGTCATCCCGCCGAACCGGGAGTTTATGGCTGTGCTGGGAGACCAGAAGAGCGGGACGAACATCGAAACGCCGCTTGCCACAATGGTGCAGGCGTTCAAGCAGGCCATGAACGAGACCGGCGTAGCGGGAAGCAGACAAATGACGGTTATCTTCCAGCTTGACCGGCGTGAGCTTGGCCGCACGATCTATCAGCTGAACAACGAAGAGACGCAGCGCGTCGGCGTGAAGCTTGCGGGGGTGAAGACATGAGAAGCGCACTGAGCCTTGACGGCAAGGCGTATTTCAATCTTCACGTCGTGAGCTGCAAGCGGTCGTTCTCCGTCCTAGACGGCGACAACGCCGGGCGCGTTATGACCGGCGCGATGACCCGTGATATTATCGGCACGTATTACAACTACAGCCTTGAAATTGATCCTGTATCGTCAGACCCGGAGGAATACGATGATTTTTATGAGAGCATTTCTGCCCCGGTCGACAGCCACGTGCTGACCGTCCCATATGCGCAGGGGACTATGACCTTTGACGCCTATGTAGCAAACGGCGACGATGAGCTCACCGGGAGCTACGACGGGCGCAATGATTGGGGCAATCTGACGATCAATTTTGTCGCCATGAAGCCCAAGAGGACGCCGGTATGAGTGTACGCGTGATCTATGAGGACGTAGCGGTAGGCGCAGCAGCGGCGGCAAGCGTTGCAAGCACCGCTGCGCAGCCCTTCTCCGACCTTCCGGAACTGCCGTATGGCACAGAGTCGGTGATCGTCGCAACAAACGAGCTGAACCAGTGGATGCTGGACGGCTCCCGCCCGATCCTCACGACCGAGCGGGCGGCCTTCTGGTCTACCGAGCCGAGCAAAGCAGACTGCACCTTCGACGCAAACCCGACGCTGACCATCACGCTGGACGGCACGTTCGCAAGCTCCGGCATTTACCTCTATTTTGACGGTGGCACCGGCGACTATTGCAGCGCCCTGACCATGACGTGGTACAACGGCGAGACAACCGTCGCGTCGCAGGACTTCACGCCGGACGGCCAGAAGTATTTCTGCGCAAAGCCTGTCTCCGGATACAGCAAACTCGTGATCGAGCTGAAAAAGACGAGCCTGCCGTACCGGTACGCGAAACTCAGACAGATCTTCTTCGGCATCGTCCGGGAATTCGAGCGGGAGGATCTGCGCAGCGTCAACGTCACGGAGGGGATCAGCGTGATATCTGACGATGTGGAGATCAACACGCTGGATTTCACGCTTGACAATTCGGACGATATCGATTTCATCTTCCAAGAGAAGCAGCCCGTCAGCGCATACGACGGCGCAAAGCTGATCGGCGTCTTTTACATCAAGAGCTCGTCCCGGTCGAGCGCCCGGCTCTATGATGTCTCCTGCCAGGATGCACTCGGCATTCTGGACGATGAGCCTTTTGCGGCGGCAATCTATAGCGAGAAAAACGCAAAAGAGCTGATAAGCTCGATCCTTGGCACGCACTTCACGCTGGATTTTGACGCGGCGCTGGAGAACGAGACAGTAACGGGCTATATCCCGGACTGTACCAAGCGCGAGGCGCTTCAGCAGATCGTCTTTGCCCTGCGCGCGACCATCGACACAAGCGCGTCGCGCGGCGTGCGCGTCCGGAGGCTCACAGCGGCCTCTCCTGCCACGATCCCACTTGACCGGACATACACGGGCGGCAGCGTTGAAACGGCGGCAGCGGTCACGGAGATCCGCGTGACGGCACACAACTATTCGACGTCCGGAAGCGGAGAGAGCGTGGAGGTCGGCGGTACGACCTACTATCACACGACGTCGGTCACGTCCAAGACCAATCCGAACGCCACCACGCAGACCAAGCCGAACGTCATCGAGGTGCGCGACGCTACGCTGGTCAACAGCGACAACGTTGCCGCCGTCGCGCAGCACGTCTTTGACTACTATATGCGCCGTCAGACGCACAGTGTCAAAATTATCGTGGACAAGGAAGCCCCGGGCGATTACGTGCAGACCACAACGCCGTGGGGCACGAAGATCACCGGAACGATCACCAGTATGGACATTCGCCTCAGCGGAATCGCGGCGGCAGAATGCAAGATTATCGGCACATAGAACGGAGGTGCGGCATTTGGTACAGGGAGATTCGTATAACCTTAGTGTTACCATCAAGAATAAAGGGCAGCCTCTGGACGTTGCAAGCGTTGAAAAGGTGGAAATTTCTCTGCTTTATCTGCAAAAGAGCTATCCGGGAGAGATCGGATACGAGGACGGAAAGTTTCTGTTTCCCCTCACCCAGCAGGAGACCTTTCGGCTCCCGAAGCTCTGCCAGATGCAGGTGCGCGTGAAATTCAAGAGCGGTGACGTGATTGGCTCGGAGATCAAGCAGATCGACGTTGCGCACGCGCTTTCAAAGGCGGTGTTGTGATGGGCGGCATTGAATTTGAACTCAAGAACCGCGATCCGATCGACGTTTCCTTTAACGTTTCCGTGCGTGCTGGCGGCGGCTCTGGCGGCGGAGGCATTGCATCGGCGCAGATCGATGAGATCCGCGTGCTGAAAAAATCGGACTATGACGCGCTGGACAAAAAGGACGCGCGGACACTGTATCTGTTGGAGGGATAACATGCTGGCAGTTGGAATCAAACGCATTCTGGAGCTGTTCATCGGCTCCATGGGCATCAAATCCGCCCGCTTGGGCACAGAAACCATCTACGAAAGGCCTGGCGGCTTTTTGTACATCGAACTCACAAGCGAAGAAAGGGGATAAATCCAGATGGCAAGTTTTTTCAATCTGACACTTGATACGCTGGCACCTGCCGGCCTATCGCTGATCCTGAACGACGGCGCGCAGTACGCGACCAGCGCGACCGTCACCGCGAAGATCTCAGTCACCGACGCCGCGACGACCGGCTACCAGATGAAGATCTGGGGCACAAAGGCGGCGGCAAAGGAAGCAGATGCGTCGTGGGAGACGTTCGCCGCAACAAAATCCATTACGCTCCCGGACGGCGACGGCCTGAAGACGATCTATGTAAAGGTGCGCGACGACGTCGGCAACGAATCGACTGCGGCCAGCGACTCCATCACGCTCAACACCTCGATCCCCGCCGTGACCATCACCGGCCCCGACAAGAGCCGCATTTCCAAGGTAACGGGCTACGACGCAGCTGCATTCTCCTTCGTCTGCGACGTGGACTTCGAGGAATACACCGTCCGCGTCGTCCCGGCGACGAGCAGCCTGCACACGGCGGGCACCCAGATCCCGACGACGGGCGGCTCCACCAACGTCAGCGGCACGGCGGGCGGCTACAAGAAGAACACCGCCATCAACGTCACCGTCAAGGGCGCGGATCTCGAAGCAGCGTCCTCCGGCGACGGCGTGAAGATCGTGAAGGTCTTCGTCAAGAACGCCGCCGGGACGTGGAGCGCAGCCTAATGGCCGCGCCGGAGCTGACCTTCTCCATCACAGGAAACAAGATCTCGGCGGTCTCGGGGTTCAACTCGATCACCGTTTCCTTCTCGTCGGACATCGCCTATACGGCTTTTGAGTGCCGCGCGACGAAGTCCGGCGAGGATTGGGGCCGCGGGAAGGGCGCTTTGATCGCGTCCTTCTCCCAGACCCCAGCGGGCACGCAGCGCACCTTTGAGGTTTACGACGATTTTCTGCTTTCCGGTGATGGGGAATACCGCATTTCGTTGTTCGCGCAGGGCGTGGACGGCAGCTGGAACGACAACTACGGCTTTATCCCGCTGGGAGAGTCGAAGGCGCTGAAGACCGCGGACGGCGAGGATTTTCTGTGTATGAAGGAGTGATCGTATGGCTTACAACAGCCAGTTTACCGGCGCGCAGATCGACGAGGCTATCGCCGACGTGCGCAGCAACAAAGACGCGTGGAACGGAAAGCAAGATGTGATCCTCGCCTCCGGTGCGGCCGTCGGGGACCTGATCAAGGTCAAGGCGGTGGACGCCAGAGGGAAGCCGACGGCGTGGGAGGTGGCCGCGGCTGGAACGGATTATCTAACGGAAGCGCCCGTGACGAGCGTGAACGGGAAAACAGGAGCTGTCAAGGTTCGCGAAGTGCCGTCTGTCACCGCCGCTGATAATGGAAAATTTCTGCGGGTTGTTTCCGGTGCGTGGGCGGCGGTAGAGATCGCAAACGCGAATGGAGGTAGCTTCTGATGGCTGAATATTTGACAAATACAACTGACCTGACAAAAGTTGCATCAGCTATCCGGGAGAAAGGTAGCACATCGGCTTCGCTAGTGTATCCGGATGGATTTGTGACAGCCATTCAGGCCATTCAAACCGGTACAGAACTGCAAATCATTGTAACTGTGACATCTGGTGCAACCGTTACCGCAACAAAAGGAAGTCTATCTGTGAGTGGCACATCGGTCGATGGAACGTGCACGCTTATCGTACCGGAAGCCGGAACATGGAGCGTATCTGCTACGCTGGACGGGAAAACTTCTGACACAAAAATAGTTACTATCACGGACAGCTATGCGGTGTCGCTTAATTTTGTAGACCCGTTACTGAATAACAATACTTGGGAAACAATAAAAAATATATCCGACGCGGGACAAGGCGCGAACTATTGGAGCATCGGGGACAGAAAAGCTGTAACACTAGATGGAACGGTAGGGGCCCTGACGCTCTCTAATTACACAACGTATGCTTTCATTATCGGATTCAACCATAATGCGAGCGTTGAGGGCGCAAACCGCATCCATTTCCAACTCGCAAAAACCGCCCTATCCGGAGGTACGGACGTTGCGCTATGCGACAGCTATTACAGCAGTTACAAAAATACCGGTGTCGGATTCGTCATGAATACCGGAAGCTCAAACTTGGGCGGTTGGGCATCGTCAAATATGCGAACAGGAACTTGCGGTACAAGCCTATCAAGCTACTCTAGTACGATCATTGCGGCCATCCCGGCAGCGCTCAGAGCCGTGCTGAAATCCGTGACGAAGTACACGGACAACACCGGCGGCGGAAATCCATCGGCGAACAACGTAACAGCGACGACGGATTACTTTTTCCTCCTCTCCGAGCTTGAGGTTTTCGGGAGTATTTCGAGGGCAAACCCGAACGAGGCGAGCAAGCAAGCGCAGTACGCCTATTATTCCGCCGGGAACAGCAAAATCAAGTACAAGCACAACGGAACGGCGGCAGCCGCTATTTGGTGGCTCCGTTCTCCGTCTACGATCTCCTCCAACGCTTTCGTGGATGTGACCACCGGCGGGACAGTCGACATCAACATCGCGTACTATTCCCTCGGCTTCGCGCCCGGCTTTTGCGTATGAGGGAAAAGCGCATGGAGTATATCGTGTATAAGCGGTTCCGTGGGCATGGCATCGATGGAGAATTTAATCTCCGGTACGGAACTGCGGTATCGGAGATCGAAGGATTCCTGTTTGCAGCGGACGGCAGGCGGATATGCGCTGTTTCCAGTGAAAACGGATGGGAGCATTTCAGGCAGAACACGCAGGAAGGGGCAGAGCGGCAAGAAATGCTTGAACGCCTTTATCGCTGGTATGAAAAAAACGGCTGCGGCGAAGACTTTACGGATGAAAAATGGCCGGGGCAGGAAAACGGGTACTGGAAAAACCGGCTGCGAACCGCAAGCACAAGTCGGCTGAAACAAATATACGCGGAAAAGATCGGAGGGGAAGCATGTATATCATAACAAGCGAAGGGGCGTTCGCCGGATACGCAGACAGAGTTATCCCAATCAAGCTGCATCTAAACGGATGCTATGTCCCGTGCGGGGAGAACGAAGCAGAGGGATTCTGCGCACAAAAGGCCGTCACGCGGACGGATGAGGAAGGAAACGAATACAGAACACTGACCGATACAGTGTACCGGACGAAGGGACACACAATGAAAGGAACGGAGCCGGTCGGAAGCTACGAGCAGCATGGCGCAGCCGTCCCGCTGACCGAGGCGGAAGCCGCGCTTGCAGAACTGGAGGCAGTCTATGACGCAGGATAAATTGGAAAAACTCAAAACCGCCATCAAGGACGGAAAGCTGGTGCAGGCCGCAGGCGGCATCAACAGCACCACCATCCAGTCGGACAAGCTGGGCTACGACTGGCGCAACATCTACGTCAACGACATTCTCGTCCGGCAGGAGTACATCGAGCAGACCGTGAAGTTCGGCACGGCGGACAATCCCATTGCGTGGGAGGCTGGGATGGCGCTCATCCAGAACGCCTACTACACGCACAACGGCGAGATCAAGGTCTGGATGGGCACGGCAGGCGCGACGGCAAAGTGGACGGATGCGGCCTTCGTGCCGATCTGATAACGCAGAAGGGAGAAACCATGGACACCAAAACCATCATCGTCACCCTCGTCACCGACCGGACGCAGGCGGATGTGGAGCGAGTGCGGGAGCTGGCGGCGAAGGGCTTTGCCGCCATGACCGCAGCCGAGCAGGCGGAATGGCTGGCCGGGATGAAGGGCGCGTACAACGCTTCCGATCTGAACCGCGTGGGAACAGCCCTGAACTATCTGGCGGGCCGCCTCGGCGCGATCTGCGGGAAGAGCATTACGTGGACGGCAAAAACCGATTGGGCCGTAACGGACATTATAACGGCATCACAGGCCGAGGCATACCGCAAGCAGGTGCAATCCATCCGGGACGCGCTTGCGTATCCTGCCGAAACGCCGGACGCGCCGCAGCTGGCCCGCCTGACCTACACCGATGCAAACAACATCGAGCGCATCCTGAAACTCTGCGAAGACTTAATCGTCAACGTTGCAAAATCTTTTCGCCACACCGGCGCGGCGGAGTGCGCCGCAGGAGGATTACTCACATGAAAGATAGGCAGCCAACACAGGTTTTATCCAACGGCGCGATCCGCTACGGCGTGTATAACGCCGACGGCACGCTCAACCACTACGAATACCTCAAGCGCGAGGACGCGCCCACCGTCGAGGGAACGCCTCTCAACAAGGCGAATCTCCTGTCCGATACCACTGCCGCGAAGCTCTGGCCAAACGCCGCCACTCGCCCGGAAGACCCGACCGTGAACGACGCGCTCGGCAAGCTTTCGGAGGGTACGGCCAAAGTCGGCGACATCGCTATCACGTCCCGCACAGACCTGTCCGACGCATGGCTCCCGTGCGACGGGCGCACTGTATCGCAGGAACAGTATCCAAAATTGTTTTCTGTGCTCAGAAGCTCTGCCGCGCCGCTTCCGTGGGCGTTGAAGACATCGAATATTCAACCTGTAGCTGTGTGGTATCTGAATGGGGAATGGGTCGGCCTGTACGGCAGAAAGTTCTGGACGTCGCCCGATTTGGGGACGTGGACGCAGCAGGCGGATATGCCGACAGGACTCTCGCTGGTATCGGATGTGCAGTATGCAAACGGCACTTATTACGCTGTTTTTTCCGGAGACTCCACAGAGTTAAACGGAGTGTACACAACGCGTAGCCTCGATACGCCGTTTGCGCTATATGCAAGCGGCGGCCTGCCTGGAAGCGCTGGACTGAAGATGTTTATTACGCCAAACGTTCTGTATATCTACGTAGTAAGAGGCGAATACGGAGCCTATAACAATTACACGGGAAGACAAGTAAGTGCCAGCTACGTAAACCAAACAACAAAGGAAATAGTAAGCATCCCAGATTTTATCAGCGGAATTGTATTTTACGCCGAAGAAAAGGACTGCTTTTACAAGCTGAACTGTAGCACCAGCGACATACTGGAGACTTCAAAGGCAAAAACCCTGATCAACCCGACGTGGGAGGCAGTCAGCAGCGTAAACATCAAAGAATTAACTCCGTCCTTCAACCAGCCGTCGACGTACACCTATCACGCCCTGATGTCAGCTTACCATTGTGGGGCAAATATAATTGCTTTTTTTGCACTGGTGAACGCTGCTTTCTCTGGTGCGGGAACCACGATGTATAGCGGATATATGGTATACAGGTATTCTGCGGACTACGGTGCAACATGGGAAAACGGGAAGGTAGTTTCCTACAAAACCGATAGTTACTCGCTCGACAACTATACGAACGGCAAATACGAAAACGGGCTTTTGGTGCTTTCAGAAACCGCAAGCGAATCTGAAAGTGCTGATCGAGCGGAAAAGATCATTGCGATCAGCGCTCCAGCATCCGGCCCGGTATATGGAGACGTACTGGGGAGCAGCGTCGACAGTATTGCACTATCGCCGGACGGGGAGGCGGCATACATATCATCGAATGGGCTGGCGTACTGCGATTATAGCGCGGCGGGAAAAGAAATCCCTACCATCGGGACGGACACAAGAAGCAATGCCTACATCAAGGCGCTGGAGGAATAGCCATGCGGGATAGAATCGGCACAAACGATCTCGCAAACGGGGCCGTCCGCTACGGGGCGTATGACGCGGCGGGAAGTCTGCTGCGTTATGAATGGCTTCGCCCGGAGGACGAGCCGCTGGAAGCCGGGACGCCGCTCACAGCCGGGAACCTGCTGACGGCACAGAGCGCCGCAAAGATCTGGCGAGCGGGCGACGCACCGGCGAACCCGATGGTAAATGAGGCATTCGGGAAGCTGTCGGAGCCGAATTATCACGTCGGCGATATCCTCACGACCGTCCGCGTCCTATCCGCCCCGTGGCACGCCTGCGATGGCTCAACCTTCGATCAGATTGCCTACCCGGCCCTCTACGCAGCCCTCGGCGGCACGACGCTGCCGACGATCAGCTATTCCAGCGATACCACCACCTACATCAAAATGGCGGACGATTAGCCCGGCAAATAAAAGAGAAAGGTACAGAAAAATGGACACCAAAACCATCATCGTCACCCTCGCCTGCGCCGCGCTTGGCTCATCCGCGCTGACGGCGGTAGTCAATGCCATCGTCAGCGCGATACAGAAAAAGCGCGGCAAGGCCACATCGCAGGATACGCACCTCGCCGAGATCGACAAAAAGCTCGGGAAAATGCAGGAGCATCAGGACGAGCAGTATCTGGCAATCCTCCGCCTTACGATCATGAGCGAGGAAATGCCAATGGCTGAACGTCTGATTGCCGGAGAGAAGTATAAAAAGATGGGCGGGAACGGCGACGTGAAAAAGTTCCTGCACCAGCTGGAGGCGCAGTGCGGACATAGCAATGGAGTTTAGCAAGAAATGGCTGATTTGCAGCGCGCTCGTCAGCCTCGCGCTCATCATCGCCTGCGCGGCAGGCGAAGTACATGGATAAATGGGCCGAAAAGTACGGCCCGGAAGCGGCAGCACGCATCGCGGAGATCGTGCTGAAAGATTGAAAGGAGCATACTTATGGACTACACACAGATCATCTCGGCAGTGATCGCGCTCATCAGCGCGCTCGTCTCGGCATTTCTGATCCCGTGGCTCAAAACCAAGATCGATGCCAACAAACTGCAAACCATCAAAACATACGTAGAGATCGGCGTAAAAGCGGCGGAACAGCTCTACGCGGCAACGGACGGCGAGGAAAAGAAAGCCTATGTGATCAATTTTCTGGCCGAACACGGAATCCGCTTCGACGTATCCACAATCGATCAGCTGATCGAGGCCGCCGTGCTGCAGCTGCACCACGAGTTGTACGGGAATGAGCGGGTATGAGTATCAAGATCGGACAGGCCAGCCTTGGAGAGACGGGCGGCCGCAATCAGCAGCCCGGCAACCAGACCGGGCGGGAGCTGAATATCTCCAACTGGTACAATGGCCGCTGGCTCGGAATCTTGCGCTACAAGAGCCGCAAAAAGGCCGAGCGGGCCGCGCAGACGTGCGAGGCGGCCATTAAGAACCGGAACATCGGCTATGACATGGACAACAGGAACACGGCGTATGAGGCAGCCAGAGCCGTCGGGTGGGACGTGAGCAGGATCGCAAAGCCTGTGGAGACGGACTGCTCCGCGCTCATGATGCTCTGCGCCGTGGCTGCAGGCTGCGCGTCGGTCGAAGCGCTCTACCGTCGGCAGGGCAACAGCTGCACGACATACTGCATGCTGCACGATTGGCCCGCAACGGGCGATTTTGTATTGCTGACCGACAGCAAGTATCTGACGACGGACGCCAATCTCCTGCGCGGCGACGTACTGGTAAGCTCGGGCCATACCGTGATGGCCCTCGAAGATGGAAAAAATGCAGAGGAGGAAACCGAAATGGTAGAAAAGAGCAAGATCATCGTCGACGGAAAGGAAGTCACCGTTGAGCGCATCCTGAAGAACGGCACGAACTACGTCAAGGTTCGCGATATCGCCGCCGCGCTGGATCTCGAAGTGAGCAACAAGGGCAATATCGCTGTGCTGAATCACAAGGA